TGATGTCAAAGCTCTGCTGTTCACTGGCTCGACAGCTTACAAAATCATCTGCAAGGACGCTGCGAACGTTACACTTTGGACGCATGATGCAATCAAAGGCGCTGTTGATACGTCGTCATTCCTGAGTGGGGATGTTGTTGCGGAAAGCCCTGTGCTGTCGTCGTCCAGCGATGTGACCATTGTTGCCGGTGATAAAGGCAAGCTCTATGACCTTAATTGCTCGGGCGCGGAGGTGGTTGCAACGCTTTTATCTGCGGTGACTGCGGAGGATGGTTATCGGATTGGTTTCCGGCATAACGGTTCGGCCAACTCGGTTGCAATCCGCACGGTGTCATCTCAGACTATTGGGGCTCTCGGATACACTGGCGAGGTGTTCACGCTTCGATATATTGGTGAGGTTGTTTGGCTTACGTCCAACGGTGCCGGGTGGGTGGTATCTGAATACGTCCCGCCGCTGTTGTCGCGAGATATCTCAATCATTCGCGTAACGGATCGACTGACGGCGCCACCAGTATCGCCCGCAACCGGCTCTCGGTACTTGGTCAACGGAACACCAACCGGTGCCTGGTCTTCATTCTCTGAAAACGACATCCTCGAATATGATGGATTGTCGGGCTACATCCAATATACGCCGACGGCGGATTGCGGCTGGATCGCCTACATCATCGATGAAGACCTGAACACTCAATATCAGGGTTCGGCGTGGGTTGATCTCAACAACGTCACGCAAACGTTCAAAACGCTGCACATCCAGGAACAGCAGGCAACCAGCGTTGATGGTGGCACGTTCACATCAGGGGCCTGGCAGACCCGACCACTTAACACGGTTATCAAGAATTCGATCACGGGCGCATCACTGGGCAGTAACCGAATTACGCTGCCAATCGGGTCTTACCATATTGCGGGGTCTGCGATCGGCTACCGTTGTGCAGACCATCAAACACGTCTGCGCAATATCACAGACACCAGCACCGATATTTTGGGCCAGTGCTCATACTCGGCAACCGGAAGTTCCGGTGGCCCGTCAAACCTCTTCGGAACTTTGGTGCTGACCGCAGAAAAGACCTTTGAATTGCAGCACCGCTGCTCCAGCACGTCTTCAGTGCATGGGTTCGGCACGGCCAACAGCTTCGGCGAACAAGAAATCTATGCAGACGTTCTAATCTACCAATTCAAGGATGAATGATGCCATACGCAATTATAGATGACTCTGGCGTTGTTACAACTCTGTATCACGACGCGCCGCCCCCAGAAGCCGTAGAGGTGCCGAAGGGCGTTGTTTGCGGGTGGGTTCAGGTTGACGGCGATTTCCGCGCGCCAGCGATATCTCTTGAGAGGCGGCAAGATCGTGCCGTCGAGCGAATTAACGCAACCTATCGGCAGCACGCATCAAAAACGGCTGGCGTACCGTATGCGGCCAAGCATGACGAAGCGCTTGAGGTCTCTCGAATGGAAGACGACGGCGACAAGCCCAACGATATGCCATTCGAAACGCAAACCCAAATGTTCCCAAGGCTGGCCGCATCAATTGGGATCGAATCGGATACCTTGACAGAAGCCGCGAACTTGATTCTTAAAAGGTACACCGAAGACGCAAAACGCGAGGGCGAGCTAGAGCGTGCCCGTCTTTCCGGTGCAAATCAGGTAAAAGCAGCAACAAGTTCGGCAGAAATCGACGCCGCGTCCAGTGAAGCGATTCAGGCTTTGGAGGCGGTGGGCAATGAGCGATCTGGTTGAATGGGAGAAGGCCAGGGGCTCACGGGTTCGAAGCCGGGAAGTTGCAACGATTGAAAAACTGCCGCCTGGATTTCAAGAGGCGCTGGAGGCGCTAGACCGACGTGTGAGGGCCTTGGAAGAAAGGCCAGAGCCGCTTGTTCCAAGTAACAGCAATGAGCAGGTGGTGATCCCTAAAGGCGTCACAGACCTTCACGAGCGCGTCTCAAACCTGGAGAGCGGCGGATCGGTAAATCAAAGCGACATCGATACCCTTGCCGAGATCATTGGCAGCATAGGCGATGCGGCACTGACCCACGCCGGAGTGCTCAGCAAGCGTATCGATGCGTTGGAAGCTCGTGTCTCAAATCTACCTTTGGACTTACTGACCGAGGTTGGAAGGGCACAAGCTGAGTTAAGGGATCGTCACGCGTAACAACCAAAGGATTGTTCATGGCTAGATCAGCCATCAACGCGAGCCATTTATCTCTGACGGCCATCGCATTCATCATCGGGGGCTGCTCTGCAGTTCTGACCGGCATATTCGGCTCAACGTTCGGCGGCGAAAGCCTTGTCCTGACTGCGATCTGCTTCCTGATGTTTTTCTGCATATCGATTCTTTCGCCGATCTTGTTCAGTGCTTTGACTAGATCAATATTGCAGCGAAACGTTGGAAGGATTGTGGTTTTTGCATTCTTCGCGGTCATTTTCTTCTCGAATGACGTGCTGACAAATGCGGGAACCATTGCGCATTTCCGCAAGTCGGAACTGGTGATCACGGATAACCAGAACGACAAGGCGAAGAACGCACGCAAGGAAGTCACCCGGATTGAGCGGCGGATAGCTGACATTCGCGCAACAACGGCTTGGCGCACACAGTATCTTGCGCCGGAAGCATATGAGCCATTGATCAAAGCGAAGCGATTGCAACGTCGCAATGAAGAGACAAAGCGCGGCGGTTGCGGGATCAAGTGCGAAGGGTTTCAGACGGAACTCGGTGAGCTTGAGGCCAATCAGAGAAACGCATTCACGCGCAAGGCGCTCAAGGCGGAACTGGTCGAGCTTGAGCGCGAGCTGAAAGATGCGAAGATTTCGTCAGCGGAAACGCCAACAGAAGCATCGGCCGCGCTTGAGCATGCACGGAATGTAGCGGCGGGTTTCACCGGTCAGATGGACCCCGACAAGACATCGCGCTTCTGGGCTAACTATGGCCTGTCGGCATGGGGTGGACTCGCAACGTCGCTTGCTGCGATCGCGGCCGCGATTCTGCTCGCTGCATCCAACGCTATCGGGTGGAGCCGTCCACAAACCAGCTACGAGCCAATGGAGGCTCAAAACCCATATCTGACAGATATGCGGCAGCCGCCGCCAGGTGAATCCCTTTCGCAGACCTTTGTGTTGCAGGAAGGCGACGGACTGGAAGCAATGCGCTTGGCTTTGCAACGCCTGTCGGATCGCAATCGCGGAGGCGCACGGGCATGATCACCCTAAGCGAACTCTCTGAGCGCAGGCTCAAGGGCGTACATCCCGATTTGGTGGCCGTGGTTCGCCGCGCCGCGCAATTGGCTAATCGGGATTTGTTGGTGGTCGAGGGGCTGCGCTCGGTATCCCGCCAGAAGGAGCTTGTCGCCAAGGGCGCGTCTACCACGATGAACAGCCGGCATATCACCGGCCACGCGGTTGATCTGTGCTGCATGGTGGACGGTAAGCTCGCCTGGGGCAAGCCGCATGCGCAACTGCTTGCTGAGCGCGTCAAGGCGGCTGCTGCAGAACTGAACGTTGAACTGGATTGGGGCGGCGACTGGCAATCCTTTGTTGATACGCCTCATTTCGAGTTGGATTGGGCAGCGTATCCAAAACAAGACGCAAGCTGGAAACAGGCGTCGGCCGTCGCGGGCGAGCCGCCTGCACCGGTAGCCATCGCCGTCAAAGAGAGCAAGACCATTCTTGGCGGTCTGATTGCTGGCCTCGGCACCGTCCTGCAGTTCTTCTCCGATACGATGGCCAAGTTCGCACAGTTCGCTGCTGACGCCCTTACGTCGATAGCAGGCCTAGAGCCCATCACACAGCTCGCGAGCGCCATGGGGGCAAACCTACCGGCGCTAGGGTTTGGTATGGCCGCCACTGGCGTCGTGATGGTGATTGCCAGGCGTCTGGATGCGGCGGCGAAGGGAAAAATAGGATGATCGGCATTCTAGCACGGTTTGCACCATTGATCGGCGGTAACGGCCTGGTGCTCGGGCTGATTGCCGGTTGTATCGTAGTCGTAGTTATGTGGGATCGCGGCCGTATCAACGCCGCTGAATCGCGTGGAGGTCAAAAGACTATTCAGAAGGTCCAAAAACAAAATGCAAAAGCAACGAAGCTTGGCCGTCGCGCTGCTGCTAAGTCTGGCCGCGCTGCCCCTGTCGGCGTGTGCCCCAGGGGATACCGGGACTGCTAACATACCGGCAAACGTAAAGGCGTTCGCGCTCAAAGTTCCGAAGGTCGAGAACTCGCGCAACTCGCCATGCTGGCAGCAAAAGCAAATTGCCCGACAGCAGGCCTTTCTCGAATCGACATCAACCGGTGAGATTGTCGTGAGGCGCGTCGTGTGCGGCAAGGGCAGCAAGCCCAAGGTTAAGCAATCCGGGAACGAGGCTGCTTGATGAGTCCGCTTGATATCGAGTTTGCTTTGAGATTTTGCATCTGGTCCACCACGGCTGCTGCTGTGTTCGTATTCGGGCATTGGGCGTACGCCCTGCGATCGGGCCGGATGGATGACGTTAAAGCCTGGGCCGTTATTCCGCTAGTGGCTGAGGCCATCAAACACGCGGCCTGGACAGTGCATCAATACTGGTTTTCGCAGTCGTGGGTTTTGTTCAACGCCGATCGAGCCTTGCACGCTGAATTTCAGGCATCCAAATGGATTGTTTACTCCGCTGAGGTTGTCATCCTGCTCTCAATGATCGGGGTGTTGTCACCGTATCTTATCGCTCGATTTGGTCGATGGTGGCCGGTTGCTGGTTGTTTTGTCATAGCGGGGTTGTTTGGCGTTGGTCTGTGGGTGGGATTCCCGTCATGAGATTGGATAAGGAAAATGAATTTCGATCCGATCGAATATCTCATGAAAGCGGAGTCCCGTCGTCGGGATGCCGATGCGCATCATGCAGTGACAATCGCGCGGATGATGAACGCGCTTGGCAGTCACGAAAAACGGATAGGATCGCTAGAGAGGTGGAAGCAATCAACAATGCGGACGGTCCGCAAATGGCCCTACATAGTCATTCCGATCACTATCGTGGCGGCCAACATCGCTCCAACGGAAACGATCAAAATCGTCGTCGATCTCGTCAAGGCGGTCCTATGAGGCTGTTCGACGAAATATTCTGGATCTGCGTCTGGGGCGGGATAGCCTTTACGGCGCTTAATTACGGTGCGGCATTGATCCGGCAGTTCATGGCTCAGTAGACGAGCAGCAGAATCAATGTAAGGACCGCTGTGATCGTCGCCAATGCCGCACCGCGCGACCTGCTGAGCCATTTTCCGTCAGCATCGGCAAACACTTCAAACTCTTTCGTCGCTCCGCATTCACGCGAAACTATCGTGCCGAATTTCGGATGTGACGTGAGAATGGAGGGGCGCACGGGCATGGGCGCCTTTCGTTTTTCAATCAGCATAACCTTCGCGGATCAGGCGCATCAGTTCAGCATGTTCCACAAGCGTTCGGCCACCAACGCGCGTCAGTTTCAGTTTGCCGTCCTTAGCGAGTTGGTAAAGCTTAGACTTGGAGACGCCACAAACTTTGGGCGCCACCCTCATATTATAGGCGACTGCGACAACGTCCGGACCGTGCGACCGAATCTTGTCGGATGGGATAGGTGGCATATGTACCTCTCGCAAGCTGCGTGCTGACGTATGTGGTCAGCCTCGGATTGCGAGGCACATTGGCGGATGGGCAGGTTGATGGCAAAACGCAGAATAGCATCGACGAGCCGTCAATTATGCGTTAGTCAGCGACTTTCACCAAAAGCGAACAAGATGCGTTGGGGCGGGTTTTCCTGCTGCCGACCATCTGACAATGGCATCATGAATTCCTTCTTTGAGATATGGGCGTTATCGGATATCATTTTGCAGGGCATTTCAGTGGTTATCTGCGAACGGTGTTTCTGCGTGCTTGTAAGGGTTGGGCGGCTCGTCGCTTTCCCAGTCCAAAAGTTCGCCGCATTTAGAGCACGTCTCCAGATCCAGAAAAATTGGATCACGCTCGACCGTCCCGCAATCCCCGCAGAAATATTCGCTGGGTTCTGGCGTATCGATCGGCTCGCTCAGAACGTCTTTGCCTGGAGACCAATTCATCTTGCTGGGCCTTTCGGTGAGAGTTAGAGTGGGTAGGGTTACGGACTTTCACCGCCCTGCGTGCCGTCTGCTGGCCAGCACAAACACGCATGCAGCTAATGCTGCCCTTCCCATACGCCGTGTTAGCTGGTCAGGCTCACGATGTGCTGCTCTGCTAAGCAGATGTCAGCGAACTGTTCGCCGGTCTCGCACTTGTCCATCAGCATCGTTATGGCAGCTTTGGCCTCCCCGCATACGCTTTCCAGGCATTGTGGGTCACATGCTTCGGTTCGCACGATGTCCAGCATCTCCAATACCTCAGAGAGCTTGAGCGGGAAGCCGTACTGCTTTCGAATGTCTGAATAGGTTTTCATCTGTTCCGGCCTCTAACTGTTGGATTGCAATTGCAGGAGGTAGGTCACGGCCAGCGACACAGGCCCAGATATCTCGCGTTCATTGTTTTCCCATTTGCGGACAGATCTGCCGCCGTCACCACTGAGACGGAGCGCCTTGCCCATCTCAGCTTGCGTGAGACCCAGCGCCTGCCGGGCCTCTTTGAACTCTGCGGGCGTCAAAACTGCCACCACGTGTTGTCGGTCACTTCGACGATGGTCCTGTTTGTATTGCGTGCCGCTTTTTCGGCTGCGGCTCGGGTGCGGTGCTTGCTGCGGACGGCGGCCTTATCATCGCTGTAGGTGTCAACGGTGACATAGTCAAAGCCCTTAGCGACCAGTTCGGCTACATCTGTTTCGTTGCGGATGTTCATTTTCATTCTCCGATTTCTCGTGGCCCTTGTGGGCCGTTGCTGATGATTTGAATATAGGCCCATTGGGCCGCGATGTCAACAGCTAATTTGGATTATTTTTCACGCACTCGTCTTGACCATCATCAGTGGGACGATCTGAGTAGCCGGGCTTGGGCTTGTCGTGCTCCGTCGAGGGAGCCGGTGTATCTGATTTGGCGCGTGGTGATGTCGATAACCGCATATTTGCCGCCGCCTTGTTGTGAAATTTGAAATCGCATTGTCTGGCCTTTCAGTGATTATCTGCGAACGGTGTTTCTGCGTGCTTGTAAGGGTTGGGCGGCTCGTCTCGTCTCTCCGTTGTTGAGATCATATAAGCAGGTCACAATAAAACATGCAAGCAAAAAATGCATGAATTGCTAAAATATTTTAGCTTGCGTTTAACAGCGTGCATGCGTATTATTCGACTGATCATGCCGACACAGAGAAACAGCGAAGCCCGACAACGACGCACGACCGATCACATGGGCGCGGACGAAACCGTTGTGGGTGATGTGGAAAAGCTTATCGCGTGGTGCCGGAAGGGTCGGACGGTCGCGATTGATGATATAAAGACATTCGCGCGTCGAACTGATCAGCGCGTCGAGATCGTGCGCCGTATCTTTGAACGGGGCGCACTAATAGCAACGGCGGACGGCCTGTTAGTCGGGCCAGAACACGCGGAAATACTTATCGCGGGCATGTCATCGAGCAAGCGCGTGCTCGCCCCAGAAGACGCCGCAAAGCGCGGCGGGCACAACCGAGTGCCAGACGAAGAACGCGACGAAGCCAAGAAATATTGGCTCGACCACGAATTGAGTGTTGCGCAGTTGGAAGAATACACGGGGCGCCCCTACTCGACGCTCCGCAATTGGTTTAACGCGGAGCACCCAAGGCCGGACAAGCGCGGACGGCCACGGAAGCGCTAAAGGGAAATAGGAGAAGACTTTGAACAGCGCAATTGAAGCAATCGAGAAAGCCGCGAATGGCAAATATTGGCAACTGGCAAAGGGCAAGGTCCGGTCGGGCGAGCCGCTTTATGGCGCGGCTGTTGTCGAGCCCGAGACGGATAAGATCATCATGATCGGCGAGGGCGACGACCTGTTGTCTGCCATCGCGAACCTGAAACCAGCGACTGAACGTTAGGAGGGAGCCTAGCCAACCTTGAGCGGATCAACCAAATCACCAAGATTTTGTCGCTTTGGTCGGCTCAGAGGGATATCGGGAAGACATCGCACGCAAAATAGGAATGAGCACATGTCGAATCAAGAACTTGCCGACCAACTTGAATCATGGATGCAGGGTGCCCGTGGCACGCCATTTGATAAGTGCGTGCTGGAAGCCGCACGACGGCTTAAAGAAAAACAGTAGGGCGAAATCTGTGGGTGACATAGGTGCCGACACCTACCCACAATTGCCCCAGGTTCGCCCCAGCATCACCGAAAGCGCATCGGCATAACGGGGCACAAATCCAACCGAATGCCCTCAAAACAAGCCAATTATCAAGCAGTCATGCTGGTTTGGGACCAGGGGGTCGGGTGTTCGAATCATCCTGCCCCGACCATTTAAAAATCGGAACTTTTCTCGATTTCAGAAGCGCCGTTTTTGGCGTTGGCCCCAGCTTCGGCCCCAGAATGGGCATTAGCTGTTCGCCGCCCCTTCCTGATAATCGGGTGAATGGTGCCCATACACCCGCCGCACCGTCTCTTCTGACATCCCGACAAACCCGGCGACTTCCCAGGTAGGAACACCGGCCTGGAGTAACCAGGTCACGCAGGTGTGTCTCAGAACGTGCGGCGTGACATCTGCCCCCAATCCAGCCGCATTGCACGCTGTACGCCATGAGCGGCGTAGTTTGGTGATCCTGCCGGCTTTGTAGTGGCAGACGTGGGCAATGCCTTGGGATAGGTCGGATGCCTGCCAGCGGGCCAGGAAAGGGCGTAGGCGGCGGTGTATCTTGGCAGGCGGTCTGCGCTTGCTGGTGTCCTGTTCCCCGGCGCCACGCCGATGCAGGACGCCTCTGTCTAAGTCTACCCAACCGGCGTCAAGCGACGGTATCCAGCGCAGTAACCGGATCGCCTCTGACCGCGTGCCGGAATAGAGCCCGATCAGGATGAAGCGCTTCAAGTGTTCTTGTTTGCGCGCAGCCCATAGCAGCCTAGCCGCTTCCGATCGGGTGAGCCACCTCGATCGGGGATCTGACTTGCGCGGCAGCGTCACCGCTGGAACGGCATCAAGTGGCCCATACTCCCGGTGATAGTACATCAGGGCGGCTCTCAGTGTTGTCAGATCGTGCCGGGCCGTTTGTCCAGATACGCCCCGCGCGCATCTCCACTCGGCATAGGCCCGGCACGTCTGCCCTCTGACGTCGGCAAGCGTCTTGTCGCCCCACCAGATCACTATTTGCTCGCCCGTGTAGAGAAGCCATTCGCAGCTTTTGGTGTGCGGTGCGTGCTCTGTCAGATAGATGCTTATTACGTCTGCAACCGGGATTCGGGCGAGCTTGCTTTCTCGCTTGATTGGCTGGTATTTTCTCGCGATGTAGTCGGCGAGCGCTTCCTGAGCTGCTTGATTGTCGCCAGGGCCGCAACCTGTGCTTTCCTCTGTGGTTCCGTCTCTGATGACCCAGACTGATTCGCGTCCTTTGCGTCGTCTGAGGTAAAGCCTTGGTCCCTTGCTTCGTGCCGGCATCGGTCAATCATCTCCTGCAGATCCGAATCCGTAACGAACACTCGACCACCAATGCGCCTGCAACTCAACTGACCGCGCTCAATAGCTGTGCGCAACGTGCCGATGCCAATGCGTGTGAGCTTTTGAGCTTCGCGTAGGGTGTGAAGCGGGGGTAATGTCATGCGTTCCTCCCAACCTTCCTGCAATCGTTGGGGGTCAGGAAGTCGCCTCCCCGTGCGGGGGGGTGTTTCAAATTCCGCCTTCAATCAAGCAGTCAGTTGAGCAAAACTGCTCGCCATCTTTGTGGTGCGGGTTGCCTTCAATTGGGTTTCCGCAGTGCGCACGGTTCATGCTCTTTCATACCGCCCGCGCTGCCAGTTGTATTTATAGCCGTCTGGCTTTTGGAATCCGCGCTTCTTTGGTCGGATGTTGGCGGCTTTTTTGATAATCCGTCTTGATTTGGCGATGACGGAAGCGCGGCTTCGGGATTTGGCCTTGTGGCAGCTCCTGCAAATAACCTTGCAGTTATCCAGCGAGTTGCCGCCGTCATAGTAGTCTTCAATAACATGGTCATATTCTGCCGGGTTACTCGCATCAAATAGCAAACCGCATTCGTCATTTTCGCATCGTCCGCCGCTTCGGGCATAAGCCGCTTGTTTTGTTTTGACGCTAAATTCCAAGCGGCTCATAATCCGTTCCGAGCATAGCCATTGGTTCGCATACATTCGACTAGCATGACCGGATTCATTTCCGGGAGTGGAGCCAGGTAGTGCATTGCATCGAGCACGCTGGTTACATTTAGAGGTTGATCAGGCATGACGTATCCTCGCAAATATGCGATCGACATCAGCGGGCAAAATTGGTAGCGGTCCATACCACCAGAATATCGGCGGATCGTTTCGCGCCTTATACTTGCCGTGCTCAGTCTTCCAAGGGCCGCGATAACAGAATTTGCCGCGCTCATTGACATCAACGATATAGCTTTGACCCGCCTGCGTGACGACGCCAAAGGGTTTTTTCTTCGGACAAGAATCCATGCTTCGCCAGACCATTACGCTACCTCGCTTTGACGCTCTAACAACTCATCACCAGATAACCCGACGATCGATTCAATCACGTTCGAAACTTCGTCATTCAATAGGCCAAACACTTGCTGACCCATTTCGTGAAAGCTGATAGATTTCGGAACGAATACGACGATGTTTTCGCCGTGCCGGCGTATCCAGCAATGCTCATGCCCGCGTGATGCCGCTGTAACTGATTGCTCCATCCAAAGCATTGCCAGTTTCTTGGCTGCCGGGTTCGCGGCAATGATCTCAGGTGGCGGCTCGATCACGGTTCGGTGTACGAATCCGGCCTTGGCCGTCAGCCATTTGCGAAGCTCTGCAACGTCTCGTGGTTGGAACTCGTAACGCTCCGGCCAATTTTGATGTGCAGCTTTGATCATTCCGAAGAAGCGGCGATGTTGCGGTGTGCTGCGTGTCTTGGTTTTTGGGTGATGCTCATGGGAGCAAGCAGGGCAGATGATCATGCTGCGGCCTCCATCTGGTACTTGCGGCGAAGATCACGAACCATGTCACCAAGCTCGATTATAAAATCGGTAACGGCTTCTTCCATCGCTGCAATTGCTGCGTCGTCTCGATAGAAGCGCGTCACATAAAGACTCATCTCTGCTGGCATACGCGGATCATATGAGGCGAAGTCACACCACTGCCGGCCGGTGCAGGCCATCTGCCATTGCATCTGGCGCACATAGTCGGGATTGATCTTGTCGGATAGCAGGGTTGATATGTGCGTGTGGCTTGCCGGGCATTTAAACTCGACTAGGCCATCATCGCCGATGATCCCATCTGGTGACGCGCCGCTCATCTCAATGGTGCTGTGCTCAACGAATGCAATCGTTTCAACGTTCAGGCCGCGCTCGAAAGCAAAGACACTTCGGGCTTGGTCTTCGGTGTCATTGCCCCATTGCATGTCGGCAGATTTGAACGTCTTTTGCGCAACGCCGGTCAGTCGCTCTGCTGCCAACTCGCCCATATACCGGGCACGAGATGCAGAAGGCGCATTGCCCTTGCCGCTCCGCATGATGTCCGCAACGCGACTGGCCGTAACCTTGCCACAGCGCAAAGCGTGCCATTCAGGCGTTCCCTGCTCAATCATTGGCTTGCTCCGCCAGCGCCCTGTTGCGGTTCTCAATCCGTTTCAGGGCACCGTCGTACTCGCGGGATGGCAGGTCTCCGATTTTGTCAATTCGGTAGGCCGCACAGAAGCCTGGCATGTCTTGGGTATCATCTTCCAGCAACCGCAGAAGATTGCTGGCCTGGTCCTCGGTGATGGTGTCTTGTGGTGTGTTGCCATCCGTGTCGCCGTCCTTCACGATGATGTTAAACACGCCGCACGTCGCGTATCGGCGCCCGTATGTCATCGTAGAGCCATAGGCGTGTGTCACGGTCTTGTTGACTGTTCCCTTGAGCCCTCGGTCATCAATCGGCACATCAAAATGATAGTCCTTGGAATGGCCGCCTGAGTGCGTTGCGGTGCAGGCGATGCCGATATATGCGCCTTCCTTCTTCGGTATCGCCTCGGAGAAAGACAAGCCGAATCCATGCGAATGGATCACGGGGAGAGCTTCATCAGCGATGGCCCACATATCGGCGTATCTTGATTGGGTTTGCTTGTTCTCTTTGTTGCGAACGATCGCAGGCATTTCAGCTTGCGCCTTTGCCATTGCTTCGTTGTAAGCAGCGATTGCCCTTCGGCTTTCCATCTTTTCGTGCATGTCGAAAAGACGTTCCATCTTGCTGATGTCAACATTCGGATCAGATGCCGCCCGGTGGATCAGGCTGATCAGAGTTGAACTGTCATCGGACTGGACAACGGGCTGTTCAGTGTGTGCAACAACTTCGCTCATTCTGTTTCTCCTGTTACGATCTGTTTCGCTTCTGGCAATGTGATTAAATCCGCATGTCCTGATATTCTTGCTGACCAACCGGGAAATTGTTTTCGAACTCCAAGCCGGAAAAGGCTGGGTCATCGGTGAGCATGTAATTCAGATGCAGCTCGCAGTAGTGGTCAGCGACGATTAAGGCGACCATCTGATCTGCCAGGATGCTGGAGACGCCGGCACGCATTGGTGTCGATGCTTTGCCGTCAAACTTGTACGACAGCGGCTCAGCGCTCATCCCGTATGCAGGATCGTACCAAACCCGAACATCGATCGAGACCGGGCCAACGTCGTGGGTTTCGATTGTTTCAAACATCTCGCACATCGCCTTTGTTAAAGATCGGCACCAGCTCGCCGGGGTAGGTCCACTGGTGCCGAAGGTGTCGCCCTGTGGAGGACGATCGGGAGGAAACTGGGGTTTTGAAACCCGCCAGACGATTGAGCCCCCGATCAACCGCCCCGCTACTCAGGCGGGTTTCAAATCTAGACCGTCTCGCGTCTTGAGCCGGTCTCGATGTGTGGATTTAAAATCTACTTTGGGCGCGGCGTCAATCAAAAAATGGAAAAAAAATCAACTAGGATGTGAATGGTATCGGCTAGATTTGCCGTATGTGCTTGATTGCGCGAGCGTAAACGATGCCCGGACGATCCTCAGAAAAATGCACTTCAGGATAATCCTGATTGATTGGCGCGACGGAAAATCGCGCCGTATCGCCCGAAGCGTCAGAGGGGCGGTAGCGGCCAATGTGAGCCGTTTGGCTCACAGTGTCGATAGCAATGATGATTCGGCCCGGTGTCGCTGGTGCATCTAAGTCACAGATCAATAATTCGCCCGGCGCGATGTCAGGGAGACCGCTTTCGGTGTCCACCAATACACCAAACATCCGGTCAGGATTGTCTGTTTGGGGCACACCTATAACAGCGCTTCCGTCCCATACGATTCGTGGATTTTCCCCGGTCAAAAGCTTTCCCATCGACGCAATACTTAATACTGGAATATGAGTTAACTCGACAATAGTCGCAGATGGTTGACCGTGGCGCAAGTACAACTCGCTCACGTTCAGAACGCGCGCGATACGGCTAAGCGTATCGCCACGGGGGTTTTCGATCTTGCCGTCAAGGTATTTGTAAAGGGTCGTTGGCTGTATTCCGGCCTGCCGTGCAAGGTCAGCGCCAGACTTATTCCGCGTCTGAAGCAGCAGGTTTACCCGCTCCCACCATTCCATATCCTCTGTCCTACTTTTTTGCTTGTTTTTTTGGCGGAGCAAGAATCCCGCAAGATGGCATATGTTTACATATTTGTGGACGTGAAAAAAAATCCGTTGCAAAGTGTAATTATAATCCGCATTATGGTTCTTATGCTAAGAAGCGAAGAGATAAGTGCGCTCATTGAGCGATGCGGCGGACCAGACGCGATTGTCCAGGCATCAGCGGATGCAGGCAACAAGGTCACCGACCGATCGACCGTCTACAAATGGTCTCGGATTGGCGTGCCTGAAAAGCATTGGGGACTGTTAATCGAGTTGTCTGGCGCAACGCCCAATCAACTGCACGCGATGAACGAGCGAGTGCGCCGCAAGCGGTCATTCCGGGCGTGCGCCCTCGACGAAGGGGAATGCGCGTCTGCGTAACAGTTAGGGGCCCGGCTACTCCTGCCAGACAAGACGGGATGTCTGACTAAGTAGAGAGAAATGATCCGATGCGGGCTGGGCCAGGGGTTACGACGCCTTTTATAACGACCGCAGCGTTCAGTACGGCAAATCATTTCAGTCCCGTCAAACTACCAAGTGCATTTGCGTATTCAAACCGAGGAGAAGCCTATGACCAAGGCTGACGAAATACGCGCGCTCGTGGGCGTGCTGACAACCAAGGAAATCGCTGAGCAGGTCGATTGCCGGCCGGAATACGTTCGGGCCGTAAAGTGCCGCGATGCCGATCCAGAGCGTGCCAGGGAGTGGGGCCGGTCCCGCTACAGGTCGCCGGAATACCGCGCTTATAACCGCGCGAAACAGCGTGAGTTTCAACGACGAAAAAGACAACTCGAAGCCGCGTAGAAAAAGGCTCCCAGCGTGCGAGCACCGAGAGCCTTTAAAGAATTGCAGCGACTGCCAATCGACTGACGAGGATTAATATGAACTCGAAATCCGCCAAAAACAAGTCAGAAGGCAACATTGTCTTCATTACTGTTAACAATATTTCACGCTGGATGCCCGACGCAGGCCATCCAGAAAGCTCCGATAAATTCTTGGACGATTGCCGCCGGCAAGGCTGGCCGATCTTCAAGCACCCTAGCGGCACAGCCTACGTCTACGCTTGTGACGAGGTGGCGTCATGACCGGATACACCAAAACGCACCGCGCTGTGTTTGAGCACGAGCTATTTTCAGGCGACGAATTTTCCCGCCGCGAAGCCTGGCTTTGGATGATTTCTAACGCTGCTTGGAAGCCTCGCAGATTCCGCCACAAGAAACAGATGCTGCCGATTGGGCGAGGTCAACTTCCGGGAGGTCGGCGGCATCTTGCAGAGGCTTGGGGATGGGGCGAACAGCGGGTCCGAACCTTCCTTTGTGAGCTCGAAAACGAAGGAATGATTGAATTATTATCTAACCAGCAACTAACCATCATAAGCATATGTAAATACAGCGAGTATCAGGCCATTGAAGAAATCTCTAACCAGCAACTAACCAGCATCCAACCAGCAGCTAACCACACTAAAGAAGGTAAAGAACTTAAAGAAGAAGAAAAGAAAGAGGTAGTCGATCCTATTTCAGATCAAAAGTCCCTCGACGCTTTGAAAGCCTACGAATTGTACAACGAGACGGCGCTGCAATGCGGCCTGGCGCAAGCGGCTAAGTTCACGCCAGGGCGCCGCCAGAAAATCCAAGCTCGGTTGAAAGACTACGGCCTTGATGGCTGGAAGCAGGCACTAGCCAACATTGAACGATCATCATTTCTCACTGGTGCAAATGATCGCAATTGGAAAGCGAGTCTCGATTTTCTCGTAAAGCCAGCCAGTTTCGACAAAGTTCACGATGGTGGCTACGGCAACGGCCGGCACAACCCAGACGACGGCCCGAAATGGACCTTTGCAAACATGCCGAAAGACGGCAGCTATCCCAAAGGCCACCCAAAAGCGGCGAGGTTTTAGACCATGCCAACCTTGGAAATAATGCTCAACGCAGCGATTGACGGCCAGGACTGGAAAACCGCTGCCCTGTGCATTCTCGCAAACCCGATCAGCACCAAGTTGACGACAGAAACAACACGGCCGCTGGCGCAGATTGCGTTTCCCGCCGATCTGCAAGCTCCGGTGCCTGATCAAGCGAAATTCATTCGCGGCGTTGTCCGCCTCGTCGATGCAATGGAATCCCGATATGCTCGATAAACCTGAAAGACTAAAGCTGACGATCTGCCGGTCATTTGAGGATCTGCAATCGCTCAAAGCTGCTGGCATCCGTAACGTGTCGGTGATCGAAAACGTTGAACAAATGTACGTTCGCGACGAGATTGATCCTTCGTTCGGAATGTACAGCGAAATCCTGTTGACGTACCCGGTCGCGGACGCTGAGTTGCGCGATGCAGTGGCGATGCGATTGGATGATGCCAGGTGCTCTTGGGTGCAATGGTCGGATGACATCTCGGGCCCGACAGAAGCCTTGAACACGATGGGGCCCGAGCGCCTTTCAACCTGGCTGCACGAAGAAAATAAGCCGATGTGGCTCGACGAAGTTTGTCGTCTGTCAGACATTCCCGAAGAGCCAACACAGCAAGCTTATGAAACCGGCTTTAAGATGCTGGATGAGCATGGCTTCCGATTGGTTCGCCCCGCGTTCATGCCGGTCATTGGGCCATACGGATCAGGCAAGTCAGTCCTGCTTCGGCAGATGGCTTACAACCTGTATCGCCTGCATGGATGGCGCACGCTTCTGACGGCCTTTGAAGAGAAGGTTCGGCCTCGCTACGAACGCGACCTGCGCCGGCTGTTCATCGAAGGCGAAAGCGAAATCCGCTATGGCAACACAAGCCCTGAAGATCGTTTCACATCGGATCAGATCGCAGCAGCGGATGCTGAGATTGACGATGCATTCAGGTTCCTTCGCCGCCGGCGCGGGGACACGATGACAGTCGATAAAATGATTGATCGCATATCGTTCGCGGTTCGCACGTATGGCGTGGAAGTCGTGATCATCGACCCAGTTAACGAGATCGATCACCTTGTCGGCAGAGGCCAGTCGAAAACGGATTACATGGGCGAGTTTATCATGGCCCTCAAGCAACTTGCTGACGATTACAAGCTGCTGATGATCGCGGCTGCGCACCCACCAAAGGACGGCACAGCACGGCGCAGCAAAGCTATGTACACGCTTAACGACGGCGCAGACACCGCGCACTACGGCAACAAGGCTGACATCGGTTGGTGCGTCTGGCGCCCGGACATGGAAGGCGCAACGTATCTCAATATCGACAAGTGTAAAGACACCGAAATCATGGGCGTTCCAACGCTTGCGAAGTTGAGCTTCGATCCTGGCCGGGGAAATTTCACGGTGACGCGAACCGGGCCCGGCGTGCTTGCGGAATTGATGGGAGAAAACGAATGACTCCTTCAGAAGCCGGCAAAGCGAGTTGGAAAAAGCGCCGAGTAAAGCACCAGGCGGAGGAATATGAACGCCGCAAGCTCATAAACGACGGCGGCAGTCACAAGCCAAGCCTTCCGATAGTGAAGTGGCTGGAACGCGAGATGCCGAAATGACGAATCTTCGTGTTCTCGACCTTTTCAGCGGCATCGGCGGTTTCAGCCTTGGTCTGGACCGCGCCGGCGGATTTGAAACCGTAGCCTTCTGCGAGATTGAACCATTCTGCCAGAAGGTATTGGCGAAACATTGGCCGGGAGTGCCGATCTATGACGATGTTAGAGAACTCACAGCCGACACTCTGGCCAGAGACGGAATTGCAGTCGATGTCATCTGCGGAGGGTTCCCGTGCACCGATGTTTCAATCGCCAATGTCGAAGGCGAAGGACTTGATGGGGAGCGAAGCGGATTGTGGTTTGAGTATGCCAGATTGGTTGGCGAGTTACGACCAAAATTCGTCATCGTGGAGAACGTCGCAGAGCTGCTTAATCGGGGAATGGGAAGAGTTCTTGGGGCGCTGGCCAGCGTCGGGTATGATGCGGAATGGCGAGTGTTACGCGGTCTTGATGTTGGATTACCCCATGAGGGTAAGCGGATATGGATTGTTGCCACGCCCCGCGGCACGGGACGGGAAAGACGTTTCCAGTACCTCCGTTCACTTGGCATCGAGGCAACGCCATCAGCCGAGCGCCGCAACCAGGCTGTTAGAGCGCGGTATCAACTGGAAACGCATCTCGGAAGCTTACGAGATGATCATGGGTTTTCCGTCGCAATGGAGCGCCGCCGCATACACGCCCTCGGCAACGCAGTTGTACCCCAAATCCCCGAACTCATCGGCAGAGCCATAATGGAGTCTTCCAATGGGTGAGTACTACGCACACGCTATAATATTTGCGATAGGGACCGGCATGAACGCAGCTGGAGCTTTATCTAGTTACCGTCATGGAGATTTAATATCACTTGCTACGTCTTTAACAGGTTGGGCAATCATGGCGGTAACGCCGGTTTGGGCGGCAATGGATCTGGCACGGAAGGTGATGTGATGGCCAAGATTAACGGTCTGACGATTGACTGGAAAAACGTAGAAGGCGGCTTGTCTTTGCCCAAGGAATTTAAGGGCGCAGATACTTTGGTGCGTCTGGACGTTTTGAAAGATTGGTGCGGCCTTCTGTTGGCTGAATACGATCGCACGCTTCTTGAGTTCCGAGAGGAAGGCAGAAAAATCAGGGAAAATCGAAGTCGATGAAGCTCTCCAAAACCTTCAAGGTCACCAAGGACGGCAAGGTCATAAAGAAGCCGAGAGTATTGGATGCATCGGCGGCTATTCGACAGCGTACCAGCAAGAAACAAAAGCCAGTAAGGCGAACGATATGACCGACAACGTAATCAAGCTGCCCGTCGTCACCCGGCTCGACATGTCGCCCGATCGCGTTTTGCAAGAGGCACTCAATGCTGATCTCGAGGGCGTTGTCGTGATCGGTTACGCCAAGGACGGCAGCGAGTACATGGCAAGCAGCATAGCGGGCGGGCCCGAAGTGAATTGGCTTCTGGATCGGTGCAAGGCGCGCATGATGGCGTTTGACGATGATGAGGGGGATTGAACCATGGACGCCTTGATTATGCACAGTTGGAAGATTTGAAATGCCAAGACGACGAACTCAGAGCCCCAAAAAATAGCCGCATCGAAAATGAGGCAGCGTATTCACATACGCGCGTTTACCGCAATTAGCTGGAGGCTTGAATGACCCGTCTAGGCCCAACATACAAAGCCATAACAGAACCAGGCGGCAAGGTAAGGATAGTCGAGCGGGAAAATCCCAAGCTCAACACATCCGCAAAAATCGCCCGCAAGAAATCGAAAAAGCAAAAGCCAGTAAGGCGAACAGTTTAACACCAGTGCACTGCGTATCCGACAACGAACACAAGAGAGGCTACGCAAATGGATGCCATAGCACCGCCAAAGGAACAGCGCGCCAAATTTGAATATGAGCCTCCAGCCTACGATCAGAAGGTAATCCGGCGTGCCTGGCGCAAGAAAAACGGTTTCGAACGCATCAAAACACTGGAGCCAGAACACCGCCAAGCCGTGATGAAACTAGAAAAGCACTACTACGGCGCTCAGGGCATTGATGTGCGGGTGGACGATGATATCCAGGTTGACCGATCAGATGTGCCGGAAGAGTTCGCTATCCACCGCCACGCTGGCCTGCTTGAGAACGCCAAGAAAGCCGTCGGCAGCCCCAGGGTATGGAAAGCGCTGATCTGCCAGGTAGAGAGCACGCTAACGCCGCAGGACATCGGCCACCAGTGGGGCGCCATCAAAGGTCGGCACCAGGCCAAGGGGTTCGGCGAGGCTCTGATTATCGCGGGGCTTGACACGCTCTGCATTCACTGGGGTTTGATCTCTCAACCTCCAAACCGGTAACTGTGTCAAAAATGTGCTTGCGCCTTGGAACCAAATCAGACAGTGATTCTGTTACGTGCTGTTACGTGCGCACGAAAGAATTGACCGGGCCAGCAATGCGCCCGGTTTTTTTATTGGGAAGTCGAATGAACGCCGAAGAAGCAACGCTAACGCTGATTTCATCGATGGCCAAAGAGGCTCAGATGATCATGCTGGCGCAATCCTACCTCCGCGGCGACCACCGGCTCACCTATGGAGAGCTATTGGAAGAAATCGAACATTCCAAGGCGAGACGCTACAGCCTCGGCGCCACACAGTCTGAAATCATGATCGCAGGGGCTACATGAAGATCACCGATGAAGAGCGTAAGGCCATCGAGGCGAAAATCGAGGAAATGAATGAGATATGCAGAGAGTGCAGGGAAGCCTACAAGCAGGCGGAAGCCCTAGGAACGCTCACTAATGCTGAGATCGAGATGCAAAATATTCTTGAGGCCCTTCACGATGAAACGCTGTTCGATCTCAACCGTCAATTAAGCCCGAACTGATGGTATTCGCCGCGTCATCAGCAGTTGCGGCCACAATTCGCGTGCAACATAAGCAGACAACAGAGTAAGGACCATGGCCCGCGACCTAACCATAAAGCAAAAATCATTCGTTGCTGCTTACTTGGAAACAGGGAACGCGAGTGAAGCCTACAGGCGTGCTTATGACTGCAAGAGCATGAGCGAAAAGTCTATCGGGAACCAAGCGTACAAGTTAATGAACCACCCCGAAATCGCCCCGAAGATCGAGAAAAAGACGGAAGAGATCGTGGAAGCGGCCAAAGAGCGAGCCGAGGTAACGATTGAAAGCCTGTCAGATATGCTATTGAAGGCGTACAGCAAAGCCGACGAAACAGGACAGACAAGCTCAATGGTTGGCGCCGCAATGGGCATGGGCAAGCTACACGGCTTGATAGTGGATAAGAAAGCAGATGTTACTCCCGCAAAAGCTCCAGCAGACGTTGACTCCCGCATTTATCAGCTCGCTGGACTTGAGCAAGAAGATGGAACTGCTGAGCCTTCTGGAAGAGCGGGAGAGATGGCACCAGACGAACCAGTTAAGCCTACTGTACCCGGACACGGGACCGCTTAGACGAGAGCTTTACGAAAAGCATCTGGAGTTCTTCGCTGCCGGCAATGAACACCGCGAACGCTGCATGATGGCAGCCAATCGCGTGGGAAAAACCTGGGGCGTCGGCGGGTATGAGACAGCGTTACATCTGACCGGCCGATATCCTGATTGGTGGGAAGGGCGCCGCTTCAACGGGCCAATCGAGGCCTGGGCAGCTGGCGACACGTCAGAAACGACACGAGACATTGTGCAGTCTGCGCTTATGGGTGCGCTCGGATCGATGGGAACCGGGCTGATCCCACTGGAAGACATCATTGGAGAGCCAACCAAACGGGCCGGCGTATCAGGTGCAATGGATACGGCGAGGGTCAAGCATCAGTCGGGCGGTACATCGCTTGTCGGCTTCAAATCGTATGACCAGGGGCGAAAGAAGTTCCAGGGCACAGCAAAGCATCTGTGTTGGCTTGATGAAGAGCCACCAATGGATGTCTACACCGAGTGCCTGACACGGACGATGACGGTGAAGGGTATCACGCTCTGTACGTTTACGCCGTTGAATGGCGCAACTGACGTGTCGCTGATGTTCTTGGGTATGGAAGATTAACCATTTAAGGTTGCAACGTGCTTGGCTGGGTGTCGCCGATCCCCCGGCTAGTACCACCTAGAGGTTGAAGTTGGCCAGATTCTGCGTGACGGCGACGTGGGATGATGTCCCGCATCTGAGCAAAGAAGACAAGGACGAGCTTTGGTCTGCATACCCGCCGCATGAGCGCGACGCACGCGCCAAGGGCATACCGATGCTTGGATCTGGTGCGGTCTGGCCGATCTCTGAAGACCGCATCAAGTGCGAGCCGTTCAAGATCCCGGAGCACTGGGTGCAAATCGGCGGGGTAGACTTCGGAATTGATCACCCGTTCGCAGGAACCCGGATTGCCTGGGACCGCGACGCAGACGTGATCTACGTAACGAACTGCTACAAGCAGAGTGATGAAACACCGCCAGTGCATGTTGCAACGCTTCGATCATGGGGCCGTTGGATACCATGGGCCTGGCCACATGACGGCCTGAACCGCGAAAAGGGTTCGGGTAAACCTCTTGCCACCATCTACCGGGAACACGGCCTCAACATGCTGATGGAAATGGCCACGCATCCAGAGGGTGGCAACTCATTAGAAGCCAGCGTGATGGACATTTACGAGCGAATGAAGACCGATCGCTTCAAGGTGTTCAGCAACCTGGAGCAATGGTTTCAAGAGTTGAGACTATTCCATCGTAAAGACGGGAAGATTGTACCGCTGAAAGATGACGTGATCTCAGCCACACGCTACGCGGTGATGATGAAGCGCTTTGCAACAATAGACCCATCGTTCTACGACGATGAAGAAGACAGCTACGATAGTCGTGGCAATGACTCGACAGGATATTAATGCAAGACCTAGCAGCGCTCGACCCTGAGATGATGTCATCTGAGGGAATGACCCTTGGCGACTACATGCCAGAGCCAGAGCCGTCACCTGTTGAGCAGCAGATCCAGGCTTATGCTGAAATGCTTGAGGCTGGTGATGTCTCAGGCTGGTTCGAGGACGACATCGAAGCGCTCGGGGCAAAGGTTGTTCAGGAATACAAGCTAGACCGCAATTCACGTTCTGATTGGGAGAAGACGGCCGAACGCGCGATGAAGATGGCGCGACAGGAGAAAGAGGGCAAGTCCTGGCCCTGGCCGAACGCTTCCAACGTCAAATATCCGATGCTGACGACTGCTGCGTTGCAGTTTGCAGCCCGCGCTTATCCTGGCATCATGAACGGTCCACGGGTCGTCAAGTGCAAGGTTGCCGGCAAGGATGAGGGTGGCGAGAAGGCCGCACGTGGTGAACGTGTTTCGCAGCATATGTCATTCCAGCTCACTCAAGAGATGCCCGAGTGGGAAGAAGATCTGGACACGATGCTGCATCAGTTGCCGATTACTGGTTGCGCATTCCGCAAAGTGTATTTTGATCCACTGAGTGAGAGCGGATGTTCATCAACGCTGATCAGCGCCATGGACTTCGTTGTAAATCAGAAGGCAAAGCACCTCGAAACCGTACCGCGCATGACGCACTGCGTTACGCTCTACCCGTACGAGATTGAAGAGCGCCAGCGCTCCGGTTTCTACCGTGAAGTTGATATTGATTTGAAGGGCGAAGACGGCTCAGAAGATGACGAGGCGCCGCAAACGTTCTTGGAGCAACACCGCTACTGGGACAGCGACGGCGACGGACTGTCAGAGCCTTGGATCATCACGGTCCATGAAAACAGCGAAACTATCGTGCGGATGGTCCCGAACTTCGATCTGGACAAGATCAAAGCTGGCCCGGACAAGATCATATCGATCCCGCGCAAGAAATACTTCGTCAAGATTCCGTTCATTCCGGATCCAAACGGCGGGTTCTATGACATCGGCTTCGGAAAGCTTCTCGAAAGCCTGTCAGACATCGTAGACACAACCATCAATCAGATGATGGACGCTGGCACTCTGCAGAACGCAGGCGGTGGGTTGATCGGATCGGGCCTCAAGCTTGGCAAGTCCAAGATTAAGCGCCGACCTGGTGAGTACACGACGGTTGAGGCGACAGGATCGGACATTCGCCAGGCTGTTTATGATTTTCAAAGTCCGGGGCCAGCTCCGGTACTCCTAGAATTGCTTGGGCTGATGATTGAAAGCGGTAAGGATATCGCCGCAATCAAGGACGTTCTGACTGGAGACAGCGGCGAAAGGGCGATGACTGCCACGACCACGATGGCCTTGATTGAGCAGGGCCTCAAGGTGTTCAGCGCGATATTTAAGCGGATCTATCGGGCGCTCACTCAAGAGTTCAAGTTGGTTTATGCCTGCAACGCTCAGTACCTCGATCAAGAGAAGTATTTCACGTTCCTCGATGAAGAGGTTCAAACCGGCCGGCAGGACTATGCGGATGATTTGAACGTCTTGCCGCAAGCCGATCCAAACGTGATCACGGATATGCAACGGATGATCCGCGCTCAGTTCCTGCTTGAGCAGGTCGAGAAGGGCAACCCGCATATCAACCCGCTGGAAGCAACACGTCGCTCGCTGGAAGCTGCGAACATCGAAAACTTGGAGAAGGTTCTGATTGAAGAGCCGCAGCAAGGTCCAAGCGAAGACGAAAAAGAAGCGATGGGCATCGAACTCGATAACAAGGCAGCGGACACCAAGAAGAAACTAGCCGAAGCTGAGAAGATCGAAGTTGAAGCAGCTGTTACGGCGATGCAGCCCATCACTGAGACGGTAGACGGCAAACCAGATGCAGAGCAGCAGGCACCGCAACAGATGCCGCCTATGCAGCCTGAAATGATGCCGGAACCAGAACTGCCGATGGGCATGCCACCCGAACAAATGGGAATGGCTGAACTCCCACCAGAAATGATGGACCCTGAAATGCTGGCGCAGCTCGAAGCTGAAGAGCAGATGATGCAGCAGCAAGGGCCGATCGCATGAAAATAACTCAACAAGACCTCGAAGAGTGGAAAGAAACCGAAGTCGGGGAACTGTTTTTTAAGATGCTGGCCGCAGCGGCAGAGAAAGCCAAAGCGCATTGGGTTCAGCAGTCTTGGAATAGTGGCGTTTGTAATCCCGCAGAACTGGCTCAGCTAAAGGCCAGAGCGGAAGCGTTTGAGCAAATGAAGGCAGTCACAGCAACAGACATCGAGGAAGAGTTAGATGATCAACGTGAGCGGCGTTACGCCAACACAGTATCAGGTTCTGGTGAAGCCGGTTGAGGTCGAAGAAAAGACCGCAGGCGGAATCTATATCCCAGACCAGACCAGAGAAAAAGATGAGCACGCAGCCGATGAAGGCAAGCTGATCGCAATGTCTCAGGCGGCATTTACCTATGACCCGGCCATCGAATCCCATGCGCCAGATCTTGGTGCGCACGTTGTTTTCGCGCGGTTCGCCGGTAAGCGCATTAAGGGCGCAGATGGTGTGGAATATCGCCTGATGAATGACAAAGACATTATTGCAGTGAGGGCCTGATCATGCAGGAACTCCAGCAAGAATACGACGAGCCGGAGCACGTTGAAGAAGCCTCAGTTGATGAGGCGCCACAACACGAAACTCCGAACGAAGGCACTGAGGTTGGCGGCGAAGAGCGGCCAGAGACGAATGACTCAGAAGCCCGCGCGCGTGCTCAAGGTTGGCGCCCGAAAGAAGAATATCGCGGAGACCCTGACCGATGGGTTGATGCAGATGAGTTCAACCGGCGCGGCGAAGAAGAGCTTCCAATCCTTCGAGAGCGCAACAAGCGGTTAGCTGAGCAGGTCACGGAATCGACCCGACGCGAACAAGCGCGGGACGCTGAGTTAGCTCAAATGCGGCGTATGAATGAAATCGCTCTGATCCGTCAACGTGAGCAATTAGCCGGCCAGTTTCACGCAGCGAAACGACAGGCGGTTGAGCTCGGCGACACGGATCAGTTCGACCAGATTGCACAGCAAGAATATCAGGCGCTTGGGCAGTTCGACAACGAAGTTAGGGAAGTTGTCCAGCAGCCACAACCCCAAGCGCCACAGCAAAGTGTCTATGAGCAGCCAGAGACGCAACAGTTCGTAGAGCGCAACCCGTGGTTTGAGACCAACCGGGAAATGCACACAATGGCTGTGAGCGTCTCTCAGGCGATTGGTAACGCAAACCCAAACTTAACGCTTGGCGAGGTTCTGAAGCAGACCGAAGCGCGGGTCAGAACCGCCTACCCGGAGAAATTCGGAACACCTTCTGCGACGAACCACAGGCCGTCGGCGCCGGCTGTCGAAGGTTCAGGTGCCGGTCGTGGCGCAGCAACCCGCCAGAGTGGGCGTGGCGCAGCAAGCCTGCCGCCTGAAGCACGTAAGCAGGCAAAAGCTTTCGTCGAAGAGGGGCTTTACAAGTCTGTTGACGAATACGCCAAAGACTATTTTGAAAACGAATGAGCGAGATCATGGAAACAGAGATGCTTGACGCCCCGACTGAGAAACCAAAGCGGGGCCGTCCGTCTCGCAAAGACACCGAGATTCGCACGCGTCGTCGCCGCGATGATCAATCCATTGGACGGCATGACCCGCTGGCGCTCGATGGCACAAAAGATCCTGACTACGAATATCGCTGGGTTAACGACGATCCTGGCAGAATGCATCGTCTCACTCAAGAAGATGATTGGGACCGCGTAACAGTAGATGACATGGGCGCCGAAAATGCCAAAGACATGGGCAATGGCGCTGGTATTGAACGGGTAGTTGATCGCGGAGGAAAGCGCGCAATTCTCGTTCGCAAACGCAAGGAATGGTACGAACACGACAAGGCAAAAGCTCAAGAAAATATTGACGCGATGGAGCAGCAGATAAAGCACGCCGCGCACGGAGCTGAAGGCCTTTCACCTGGCGAGGGCTATGTCCCTCAAGGCGCGATCTCAATAGGTCGACGCGACTAAACACCAACGAAACGGAATTAGAACATGGCTAATAACGACGTGGCGAAAGGCCTTTGGCCTGTTCGTCATCGCAGCGGTGCGCCTTACAACGGCGGAGCAACGCGGTACTATGTGCCTGCTGGCGACAGCACGGCGCTTTATCTTGGTGATCCCGTCAACACCGCAGGCGGTGCGGATGCTGCTGGCGTGCAGACAGTAACCAAGGCAACGGCTGGATCAGGTGGTTACATGCTTGGGCCTGTTGTTTCGGTTGAGCCGATCACGCGGGATTCAACGCCCTACCGCGAAGCATCAACGGCTCGGTATGTGTGGGTTGCGGATGATCCTGACCTTGTGTTTGAGATCCAATCCGATGGCACTGGTGGCGATCTGGCTGCTGCTGATATTGGTCTAAACGCTGATTGGGTTGCTGGTACTGGCGACGCCACCTACGGCCGCTCAGGTGCTGAGTTGGACACATCCACCGCGGCAACCACAAACACACTGCAGCTTCGCATCCTCGGCATTGTGCAACGTCCTGACAACGAGTTCGCGACGAACACCAAAGCCGAAGTTGCAATCAATCTTCACACTCATCGCAATCTAACTGGCGTCTAAGGGGGTCTGACACATGGCAGGCGTAATCACGACTGGCAACCATCCCAAGGCGCTATGGCCTGGGATGAACAAGTTTTGGGGCAAGTCTTACAACGAGCACCCAAAGGAATGGTCTGAAATTTTTGACGAGGAGAAATCGTCGAAGAACTACGAGGAAGACGCTGAGATTACTGGCTTCGGTTTGGCTCCGGTCAAACAGCAGGCCGGCGCGGTGTCTTACGACTCGGAAAGCCAAGGACCAACAAAGCGCTATACGCACGTCGTTTATGGCCTCGGCTATATCGTCTCGCGTGAAGAGCTTGAAGACAATCTTTATGAGAGCGTTTCACGCAAGCGCATTAAGTCACTGGCGTTCTCTATGCGTCAGACTGAAGAAGTTGTCGCGGCGAACGTTCTAAATCGCGCGTTCAACGCGTCGTATGCGGGCGGCGATGGTGTCGAGCTTGGTTCAGCTGCTCATCCAACTCTCGATGGCACTCAATCCAACAAGATGGCAACGGCTGCTGACTTGTCAGAAGCCGCGCTCGAAAGCCTCTGCATTCAGATCATGCAGGCGAAGAACTCTCGCGGTCTGCGTATTGCGTTGATGCCGAAGAAAGTTATCGTGCCGCCTGATCTGAAGTTTGAAGCGGAGCGCATTCTGCGCTCGGAACTGCAAACCGGCACGGCCAACAACGATATCAACGCGTTGAGGTCTCAAGGGATGTTCCCAGACGGCACTTGTATCAATCACTATCTGACCGATGCGGATGCGTTTTTTATCAAGACAAACGCGCCGGACTCCATGCGCCGGTTTACGCGGCGTGCGACCGACTTTACCAAAGACAATGATTTCGACACGGATAACGCCAAGGCGAAATCAACAATGCGGTTCTCGGTCGGTTGGACGGATTGGCGGGGCATGTATATGAGCCCAGGTGCAGCGTAATGGCTGGCCCTACAAGGTTTGCTCGGGGCGTTGGCGTTGGTGATGGAGGTACTGTCACCAACGCCAGCGCGGTTCATGTCCTGCGAGCAACATTTGATCCAACGTCAGCAAGTCAGGTATTGCTCGGGACACTTCCGGTCAATGCCCGCGTGATTGATGTTGTGGCGAATGGCGGGGCAACGGGCGGCTCAAGTCCAACCGTAGATATCGGCACGACTGGAGATGACGACGGATTCGCGAATGAGCTGGATTGTGACGCTGCGATCAGTTCGGCGGTGGCCGCTGGGACAACCGGCGCACTGATCGGCGATCTGCTCACAACCGCAACTGCGGTTTATGGCAAGGCCGGTGCATCGGCTGCAACGGGTGGAGCCACGATCGTGTTCGTGCATTTCACGACTGAATAAGAAAGTCGAGGTTGAGCATGGCCACTTCTGGCGTCATCACGTTTTCCAAAAATGCGGGTGATACTGTGAAATTTGCGCTCAAGCTTATTGGCGCGCTCAATTCACACGACACGACCGTGAATGCGGAAGACATGGCGGATGGTTTGACCATGCTCAACCTCATGCTTAAGGAGTGGCAGACGACCGGCCCAAACCTTTGGCGTGCAGAACGTGGCAGTGTTACTCTTGTGAGCGACACTGCCACCTATACGCTCGATCCGCGCCCGGTGAAGGTGTACTCAGTGCGGTATCGCGATGCGAACAGCCGCGATCTGCCAATGGAAGAAATGACGGGCGAAGAATACGACGAACAGCCCCTCAAATCGAGCAACGGTACACCAACTGCTTATTGGCTCGACAAGGGCACGACATCAACGACAATCACGACATGGCCGGTGCTCAATACTGCCACAACAGAAACGCTGCAGGTCACATACCAGCGCGTTGTTGAGGACGTGACGGCGAGCACCGATGACATCGACGTGCCGCAAGAGGCACTACCGGTGGTGACGTATAACCTGGCCGCTCGGCTGGCTGATATGGACGGCGACAGCGATCCATCAGTGCAGCGGGTGATTGCTCGTGCTGAAGCTATGAAAAGGCAATACGACAGCTTCGACAGAGAGCAGTATGTAAGGTTCGAACCAGGATACTACGGCGTTGGCTGATCCCGCCTATGTTGCTGGCGACCACTGGGTTCTGTGCGACGAATGCGGGTTTAAAACGCGCGCGTCACAAACACGGATGCGGTGGGACAACCTGAGAGTCTGCCTTGATGATTGGGAACCGCGCCACCCGCAGGACTTTGTACGCGGCAAGAAAGACGAGCAACGTGTTCCGAACGCGCGTCCAGAACCAACCGATGTGTTCCTGGAACTCAACCAGGTTACAGAAGACAATCTAACCGGTGCGCCGGTTGATCGTATTTTGACGCCAGCGGCTGCTGCTGTGTCCTACATCGGCCATGCACCGGTTCTGCCAATCTTCGTCGCGTCAGCATCGGTCACATATTCAAGCGCGGCGCCAACGCTTGTCGTGGATGATTTGCTTAGGCCTGCTGCGGCAAGCATTACCTACACCGGCCACGCGCCAAATGTGGCCGCTGGTGCAACGGTCAAGCCGGCAGCGGCAAATGTCACGTACAGCGGGCAAGCACCACAAGTATACGCAGACATTATCCTAAGACCGGCAGCCGCTGCCGTGACTTACGCAGGTGCTGTGCCATCGGTTGTTGTTGATGACATCATCAAGCCTGATGCAGCAAGCGTGACGTACAGCAGCACAGCACCAAGTGTAATTGTTGATCGCGTTCTTGCGCCGGCATCGGCCAGCGTCACCTATGCAGGCCAAGCGCCGACACTGCTCATCAGCATCACGGCGCAACCTGCAAGTGCAAGCATTACCTACGCAGGCCAGACACCGACCGTTCTCAACGGCGATATCATGGTCGATGGAACGCCGGATCAGTATGTGGACGAGTCCGGCAACGTTTACGGCATCGTTTAAGGAAAGAAGAACATGGCAGCAGATGCTTGGAAGATCTATAACAAGACCAAGGAATACATCGGCGACGGGACGATCGACCTTGACGCGGGGACTGGGTACTTCTCGGTCTTCCTGGCAACGTCGAGCTACACGCCAGCAATCACGCATGAGGCTTATTCGAGTGTGTCAGGCGCAGAAGTCGCCAACGGCAACGGTTACACGACAGGCGGTGATATACTTTCAACGCCAACTTGGACCGAAAGCAGTGGAACGGTCACGTTTGACAGTGATGACCCAAGCTGGACGGCATCGGGCGGATCAATCACGGCACGCTATGCTGTGCTGGTTCACATTGCAGCCGGGTCCAGTGTTCCGCAGGCCGCTGACAAGATTATGGCGTACTGCCTACTCGATAACTCGCCGGCAGACGTGACCGCTGTTGATGGTGCCGACTTCACAATTCAGCTTGCTGCTGGTGGATATTTCCAAGTTAGCGGCGGTGGCAGTTAATGGCTGACGTTCGCTGGAAAGATAAATCCAAGATTACGCTGGCGGCGACTGATCGCTTCCCGATCACGGATGTGTCAGACAGCAACACCGATGGCTATGGCGAGATCGGCGATATCCCGGCGCTCGGTGTTGGCCAGGAAACCATCTGGATTCCATCCGGAGCAATGACGGCCGCAACCACCAATGGTGCGGCCGCGGCGCAAGTCGAGACGACAACCAACACTGTAAACGTCGCGGTGTTGGATTTTGACGACAGCACGGATGAATTCGCACACTTCCAGATCCAGATGCCCAAGTCATGGGACGCAGGCACTTTAGTTGCTCAGTTCGTGTGGCAGACCACTGCGACAAGCGGGAACTGTATTTGGGGCGTCCAGTCGGTTGCGTTCGCGAACTCTGATGCACTTGATACGGCGTTTGGAACGGCAGTGACCGTGACTGATGCCGCTGAGGCAACGGCTGGAGACGTGATCATTACGGATGAAACCAGCGCAATGACCGTGGCAGGAACCCCAGGGGCAGAAGAGTACGTTGCCTTCCGAGTATATCGCGACGCCAACAACGGCTCTGACACAATGACCGGCGATGCCCGGTTGATGGGCGTCAAAATCCACTACACAGCAGATGCGACAAACGACTCATGATGCATGCAAAGGTTGTCGATGGCGTGATTGTTTCACGTGAAAGAAAGACAAACCCGACAAGCGCGACATCTTCGGATGGTGGCCCGGTCTGGCGGCCGATCGTGGAAGATGACAAGCCGACGTTTGATGACACTCAAGACCTAACCAGGTCGGAAGTCATCGAAGCCAGTCAGGTCCGTATTGCCTGGACGGTCTCCGACAAAGCGCTGGAGCAGGCGAAGGCGGATCGCATTCGGAAGATCAACAAAGAGGCCGGCGCGCGCATCCTGGCGATCATGCCGGAATACAAACAGCGCAACGCTTTGGCATTGGGTCTCAATCTGACGTTGGATCATGGCCCGGATGTCTCGGCATGGCCGGCAGACGCAAAAATTGCCTATGCAGCATATTCGGCACTGTGGTCGGCAATTAGCGATGTTCGCACGGCCAGCAATGCATCCGTTGCGCTGATCGAGGCTGCGAACGACGTTGCAGGTGTTCGCTCTGTCGATGTGGTGTGGCCCAGTGCTTAGTGTCACGAACCTAAACGGGTTCAATGCAAAAGCAGCTCCGGCAGCGGGTGGCGGTGGGATCTCGTTTGTTGGCAGCGCATCCGACACGGACAACGGCGGCGCCGGGTTCAACATGACATTACCAGGTGGGCTGCTTGAAAACGATCTCGTTTTAGGGATTGCCAGTTGCGATGCTGGATCGGCGGCAACGCCAACAGGCTACACGTCGATTTCAAACGGCGACAACAACTCAATCCAACACACCCTATCGTATAAATTTATGGGCAGCACGCCCGACACGGTGTTCCCCGTTCCCGATATGAGCCCATCCAGCGGCGTCTCTGCCGTCGCAATGGTGTTTCGTGGCGTCGATACCAGCACCCCACTGGATGCCACAACAACGAGTGCAACAGCGGTCTCCGGTGATCCAAATTGCCCGTCAATAACCACAGTGACGGACGGCGCGTTCGTTGTAGCTGTCGGGTTCATTGATGACGATGCGATTTCATCGTGCAGCATCTCCGGTTATTCTGACGTTGATTTTGCCGGCATCCTCTTTGCCTCAAACATGATGGCTTACAAAGAAATCGAAACAGCCGGCGCGGAAGATCCTGCAACATTTGTCACTGATGGAACTGACGCTTGGTTGGCTTTCTCCGTAGCACTGAGGCCCGCATAGATGCAGAACTACCTCGCACCATTCGCCCAAGGTCAGCCGGTGATGCACGATGCGCCGCAACAGGCGCCATGGTATCGCCAGCGACCCCTCGAGCATCCGCAGTGTAAACGCAGCCTTTGATCCTGCTCGTTCCGGCAGTGCCAACATTCTCGCGGCTCATCCATTTGCCGGCGCCATGCCAACCTATCAAACCGAACAACCTCGCAACTTCCTGTCGGGGGGGATCTACTGATGGCACCTAGACCAATATCCCTTGGCACCACATCAAACCCGGCTCGGTATCCTCAAGCGGGCAATTCTCGGCTGATCAACTGTTATGCGGAGTCAGCCGGCGCTGAGGGGAAAATACAATGGCCGATATACGCGACTGACGGCCTGACAGACTTCGCAACGCTGGCAAATGGCGGCGGCATTCGCGCCATGCTGGCGTTAGGTTCAAGCCTGTACGTTGTTGCGGGTCGGCTAGTGTTCCGTGTTGATGTGTCCGGCTCAGCAACGCAGATCGGCGGCATGCCAACAACTGGTCCTGTTTACATGGTGGCGAACGGTAGAGAGTCAGGCCAGCAGATCGGCATTGCGTCCGATGGCTTGTTCGGGATCATCGATCAGGGCGCGTTTGATCTCTACCAGGACGCAAATCTTCGCGGTCCGAATAGCATCGCGATCGTTGACGGTTACACGATCGCAACCGCAGGGCGAGGCTATTGGCAGGTTTCCGGCCAGAACAATATGCGCTCATGGGATGCGCTTGAGACAGCCAACGCTGAAAGCTACCCGGATGAGATTTTGCGGGTTATCGCGCACGAGCGTGAGGCTGTATTTATCGGATCGGAGTCAGTCGAATGGTGGCGCAACACAGGCGCTGCTGATTTCAGCTTTGGACGGGTCGCAACCAAGCAAATCGGAACTGTGTCGGGCAATAGCGTTGCTCGGGTTGGTGAAACATTTGCATGGGTTGATCACAACAACCAGGTGCGCATCCGCAATGGCTACGGTGGGCAGGTTGTCTCCAATGGTGCCGTTTCGCGGGCTATTTCCGACTTGACCGACAAGACGTTAATCAAAGGCTTCGGTTGGTCTCGCGGAGATCACTCATTCTATGCCATTCGTTGCCCGTCATGGTGTTGGGTATTCGATCTGCAAACAGGTTTTTGGCATGAGCGGCAGAGCTACGATTCTGCCACATGGCGCGTCGGTGATGTTGTCCGGTTTGGCAACAAGCTGATTGCAGGTGATGCAACGACCGGCAAGCTCTACGAAATGAGCGACACGGCATACGACGAAGCAGGAAACCCGCTGGTGATGACCATTCAGCCGCCAAGCGTTCATGGATACCCGCGCGGCGTGAAGATACCAGGGGTTCACCTTGATGTGATCGCAGGCGTTGGCGCCATCAGTTCAGATGAAGACGACGCAGATCCGCAATTGATGGTGCGCCATTCGTTTGACGGCGGTGAAAACTGGTCAGCAGAACGTCGGGAAAGCATTGGACGTGCCGGCAAGTCTCTAAAACGGATCAAGATGCGCCGGTTCGGCAAGTCAGATGAAGACGGGTTCCAGTTTCAGTTCAAAGTATCAGCCAACGTTATCAAAGGCGTGACGGGATTTGCCGTCGATGCGCAACCGTTGAGGGCCTGACATGGCAACAACACTCCCGCCACTCCCACAAGACACGAAGATATCACCAGAGCTATACGCCTGGCTGAAAGCCGTTGAAACGATCATCAGAGAATTGCAGGAGGCCGAATAAATGGGGTTCTTTGATAGCCTATCGGGATCTTCCCAACGCCGAGACATTCGAGCCGGCCAAGAGGGAATGAATCGCGCGTACAGCAACGCGGGGAAGACAACGAGAGAGTATGCCGGCAGGGCTATCAACCATCTCACGCCCTACGCCAACCAAGGCAACCAAGCCTATGGGCAGTATGCTGATGCTATCGGCGTAAACGGTAATGATGCTCAGAGCGGATACTGGGACAACTACCAAGCAGACCCGCAACGAGGCTACGACGAGGACCGGGCTATTGATGGCGTTAATCGCTCAATGTCAGCCCGTGGCATGTCTCGAAGTGGTTTTGGTGCCCTAGCTGGTGCAAGAGCTGGAATGGACGCAGGGCGATCTTATACGACGGAACGCCTAAATCGTCTTCAAGGCCTCGGGCAACAAGGCTATAGCGCATCTAATCAACTTGCCAACATCGATCTCAATACAGGCAACACACTAGCAGGTTACGACATCGGCGAGGGCCAGAATAACCAAGCGGCCCACATGGGACTTGCTGGAACCAGGAATATGGGCTGGAATTCGGCTCTCAAGGTCGGCGGCATGGCTCTTAGTGCAGCGACTGGTATGCCGGTGGGTATGGGAAGTAGTGGGGGCACCACTATGAGCAGCGGTCACAACGTTGGCATGGGCCCATCAGGCTACGGCGGCGATGATACCGGACCAGGCGGCGGCTACGGCTCCAACTTCCTTAGATTCAGGGGGTAACTACTAATGCCACCAAATTATCTCCTTCCCCGTCACGCGATGGAGCTCAACACTCAGCCGATGGTCAACGCCTTAAACGGCTATCGCCAGCAGCAGAACCGTAACCAACAGTTCGAACGCCAGGGAGAATTCCGCCAGCAAGACCTCGACTGGCGCCAAGGACAAGCCAACCAGGCACAGCAGAACTTTCTGTCAAACCAGGAGTTCAGGCAGGGCCAAGCTGATCGATCGCAGGGGAATGCCGATAGATCTTTCGGACTGCAAGAGCGTACGTTTGACGCGAACCAGGAACATCGAAAGGCTCAGCTTGGCATCCAGCGCGCCGGCGCCGGAACACGCTCGAAAGAGCTTGAGCTACGCCGCCGTAAACTTGAATTCGAAATTCGCAAGCTGAAGAATGGAGACCCGCTGAAATCAGCGAAGGTGAAGCTGCTTCAGCAACTCATGGGCGGCCAGGAAGCGCCCGCAGGCGCTCAGCAACCACAATTGCTACCGCAGAGCAATGAGACAACAGAACAGCCGCCACAGGTCGTCCCTACCGGCGCAGATGGTAATCCAGCTCAAGATCCAAACTTGATTCCGGCGCAGGCCGCTGATGGGACTCCAGGACAGCAGCCTGCAGGCTCTCCTATGGATAATCTGACGCCAGCACAACGGCAGGCTATGGCGCTCAACCTCGTAAGTCCAGGTATGGGCAATGCTCTGCTTGCGAACGACAAGGGCGAAAAGTTCGACAAAGCCACCAAGAACAAAATCGAAGGCAAGATCTTTGATACCGCCGAAGGTATGAGCCGGCTTGATGGTATTCAGAAGTCGTTCAAGCCTGAGTTCATGACTATGGGCGGCGGGCTGAAGGCTGGCTGGATCAAGATGGTTGATAAGATCCGCGCTGGAGGCATGAAGCCAACGCCGGAGCAGACCAAATATCTGACGGAATACACTCAGTTTAAACAGGATGCTTGGGATAACCTCAATAGGTACATAAAGGAAATTACAGGCGCGCAGATGAGCGAAGCTGAGGCCGCCCGTCTCATGCGTTCAATGCCTAACCCTGGCACGTCATTTTATGACGGAGACTCACCATCGGAGTTCAAGGCGAAGATGGATAATTCCGTTCGTCAGCTCAAGCTTGCGGCTGCTCGCTACACCTATCTCCGCAGTGCTCGCTTCAAAGGAAAGCGCATGATCGGTCCTGGTGGGAAATCTAACATATCTATTCAACAGATGCGCGGGATCATGAACAAGCGCGCTACTGAGATCTATCGGGAAATGAAGAAGTCAAATCCTGGCATGGACGGAAATCTTATTCGCGCCCAGGCTGATCAGGCAACTCTGAGAGAGTTCGGCATATGAGCGGAGACATCTTTGATCGGGTAGAAAGATCTGCGGCGGCTCCTCAGCAAGACGCTGTGCCGGTGGGTGGTGATATCTTCGATCGAGTAGACGGACGGGTTGCTGCGCAATCAGACTTTGGCGTCGATTTCAGCCAATCGAAAGCCGTTGTGCGCCGCGCGATCAAAGCGCTACCAAAGGGGCAGCAGAAAGCTGCAATGCGCAAGTGGGCTGACACGTTCGTTGCAAAAGAGAGAAAGGCCGGTAAGGGTTCTATTGGTCAGAACGTGAATGACGTTGTGCGAAACCTTACGACGGGAACAGTCGTAGGCTCATGGTTGAACGAAGCCAACGCCGCAACGTCTGCGGCGTTGGGTGGAGACTACGACGAAGCTATCGCCTATCAGAACGCGACAGACCGAGCCATTAGCAAAGACAGCACCACTCGCTTTACGCTGCCATACATCGGTGAGGTGAAGGACAGCGGGCTGCAAAAGCTTGCCGGGGGGGTCTTGTCTGCGCCAATCACGCCTGTAGTGCGCGCATGGCAAGCGGCCGGGGCGGCTCCTAGAATTTTCAATGGTCTTGTGTCTGGCGCTCTTTATGGTGGTGTTTATGGTGCTGGCGAAGATGGCGGGCAAGGTCGTGCAGTCAATGCGGGAATTGGCTTCGGCGCCGGCGTCGTTGGTGGTGCTGCCATTCCCGCAGCAGCCGCAGGTGGATCTAGGGCCATCAATTACCTATCGTCCCGCGCGCCGTTGCCCAACCAGTTACGCCAGTTTGATCGCAGGGCCGTTACCGGAGTATCTGATGCGGTGCGCCAAGACGGAATTACGCCAAGACGCTTGACGCATGCAGGTGTTCCGAATGATCACGGCACGGTAACAGCATTAGGTTCACAAGGCATGATTGCCGACCTTGGCCAGAATACATCCAGCCTGGCCGGTGGTATTATGAAACGGCAAGGCACTGGTGCAGGCATTGCAAGCCAAGCTATTCGTGCACGTCGTCGCGGCGCGCAAGGTCGAATTGATGACGCGACAACTGCAACACTTGGCCGGCCTCTCAACACTGTTCAAACCCAGAGGCAAGCGTTGGAGGCAACACGTGCTGCTGCCGATCCGCATTATAGAGCATTCTACGACGGGCCAGTTGTGACGGTTACGCCAGAGCTGGGACGTGCCCTTCAAGGGGCTGCAACAACACCAGCTTTCCAGCAAACATTAAACAGCATGAGACGGCGTAATTTGCCCGTCAATTTTGAAACGGGAACCAACGTCAATCAGTTTTTGGATCGACTACGGCGCAATGTATCAAGCTTAGCTAATAAGACGGCTGGATCCAATATCAACCCGGGTGACCGTTCGCTTGCGAGTGAATATACCGCCATCGCCCGAACTATAAACCGGGAAATTGATAATGCGCTGAGTCCAGGCAATCCAGCAGCAGGCCCCTATGCGCAAGCGCGGGCCATTGCCGGCGAAGGCTTACAATATGAAAGTGGGCTGAAAGCTGGTGAGCGGTCAATTGCTAAGAACGTTTCACCGAACCAGGTTCGGGCTGACATGGATCAGATGCCGCCAGCAGAACAGTTAGGGCTGCGTGAAGGACAGCGCCGTGGTTTACGTGACCTAATGGAGACCACCACAACGCGATTTGGGCGGGCACCAACGGCTGGCATCCGCCAAATGATAGGACCGCAGGCGAGGCAAAAGATTGCCTTGGCAGCACCAGCTGGTCGCGCTGCAACCGGAATGCGAAGAACAAGCCCCGTAGTGTTCGAAGATTATCACCCTTTTCCTAATAATCAGCCTGGACCACGTTTGGAAGCACCAACCATGGCGCCGGGTCAACTGGCACGAACAGTAGATCAGGAAGCCTGGTTCAATCGACTGTATGAAAAGGGTGTTCAGAACAGTCAGGCCAATGCGAATGCAAACGCTCAAAGAGTCTTGCCGTCGCAGCCTGGCGATCTGTCAGGGCCAACGTACCGAAACGCCACCTATTTGGGCATGGGAATGGAGACCGGAACGAGGCTACTGAATGCGCTTCGCAACACGTCGATAAATGAATCCAACGACCGCATTGTCGCTGATATGGCTCGAATGCTTGTCGCGCAGGGAGGTGACCGGCAAGCAATCGCACAAGGCTTGGTACAATTTGCACGCAATCAGAATTTGACTGGGCAACATTTACAGCGATTGGAAGGGGTTGTTGAGATCGTGATGCGAGGCGGTCAACCCGCGACGGTCAATTCGTTGGTTGGCCCGTGAAGGCCAACCAAAAACCAATGACGGGTATAAAAAGGGCAGAAATCAAAGCGGGTATGGCGGTCAAATTCTGATTGCGAAGCGTGAACTCACCGCGCCACAACGAGCGGAACACAAGAAAGTAAGTGAAGGCCATGCCTGGCAGCAGAGTCAATGCAATCATCAATAAGGCTGCTGTTAACCGAGGCTCAGCCCCTGCGAACACTGACCATAGAGCGCCACCGGTAAGTGCAAACCAGATCACTGCCAAACGTACGATGTAACGCCTAGCCTCAAAAATGGCTTCGTCTCTTGAATCGAAGCGAACCTTGTCAGCGTCATCCATTCAATAAATCTCCTCAATACACAGCGGGGAGTATAAACGCTTGACACGACGCTAATCGACTTTTTCATACTCGAACCTGGGCCAGACAGGATTCGGGCCGAGGTCCAGCTTTGAGGAGGATAGTTCGTCGAGCGTCTTGAGCCATCGGCCTCTCGTGTAGATATACTTTCGGCCTTGAAAGAAACGGACGTCACCTTCGTGGCCTTCCGGAAATTCGATCATTCGAGTTACTCCTTCGGCAATAGCTACAACTGTGTGATGCGCGGCCTCTTGGTCGCGGTATTTGACTTGATATGATCACGCAGCGCTAACGTGATGTAAGAAGACAATGATCGTTCATCAGCGTTTGCAAGCAGTTGCAAAGCCTCTCTCATGTCGGGGTCGAGGCGCAGTGAAATCGGATGCATTTTTTTTGGTGGTCGCATGAGCCATTTGTAGCCATCGGTAGTTGACAGTTCAACTTATGGATCGTAGCCTAACGTAGTCTTTTGTAGCTATGAGGTTGCGTCATGTCATTTCCGAGTGAGTCCACAGATACCGTTGCAACGCACGAAATAAGACAAAAACACCAACATAAAATCCTCGGTGCAGAACCGCAGTTGATCACAATCGAAGCAATTGCTGAGACCTTAGTATTAATGGCCGGGTCTACCGCGTTCGACCAGGACGATGGAATTCAAAGATCGATGGTGTTCCTTGCTGGTACACTGATGGATGAAAGCCAGAAGCTTAGGAAGAGGCTCTATGAGTAAGGAACTCACAGCAGAGCAAGTTCGTGAGCTGCTCGATTATGATCCGGAAACAGGAAAGCTGTACTGGCGCAATCGCGATAGAAACATGTTCCCGAATGATCGTATATGGAAGACCTGGAATACGCGGTACTCCGGCAAGGAGGCGTTTACTACAGTGCATCCAAATGGATATCTCAGAGGTGGTATATTCAAAAAAGACTATCTTGCACATCGTGTGATTTGGGTGGTGGTGCACGGTTACTGGCCGACAGAAATAGACCATGTTGATCGCGATGCAGGTAACAACAGGCTCTCGAATATTCGAGAGGTGAGCCATGCTCAAAACGCAGCGAACAGAGTGCACCCGGTCGGTAAATCTGGCCATCGAGGAACGTTTTTCTTCTATGGAAAATGGAGAACGCATGTGATGCAGAATCAAAAGGTAGTTTGGCGCGGCAGCTTCTCTTCACCCGAGGCTGCGTCAGCCGCCTACGAAGCGAAGCGCCGTGAGCTCTTCGGCGAATTCAATCGATAGGTACCAGTCAGTTTCACGTAAAACTCAGGCCGTCCTTCAGGGGCGGTTTTTTTTAGTGCCTCATCATAAGGAGAAGGCAAAATGCAACGTAGACCAAACCCAATGGCTGCAGAGTATGGACCGGGCAATCAGTACATGGTTGGTCCATACGATCCATCACAAGGCGTTTACATGAACCAGCATAATAGCCCAATGCCTCCACCTGATAGGAATTTAATGGGAGCGGGGCTTGCTGGTGCCATTGCCGGCGGGATTGGCGGCGGGATGGCTGGTGGCCCTCCAGGAGCAATGGCAATGGGAGCGCTCGGCGTTCCTACGATGATGGCCTGGGAAGCGTTTCAGGATTACCAGAGACGACAACCTAAGCGAGATTCATACAACAACGAATACCCACAACAGGTGCCTAATCACTTGGCTCCACGGTTCTAACAAGCGGGGCTTGATGCTCGAATGGCCGATAATATTTTGATCTTCAAGCCCGGCTTTCGGGTGACCGATGCGAAGGCGGTTGAGATGTCGAACACGCTTTCGACAATGTATAAAAAGCTCGATCCTGCTCAGTTTGAAGCGATCTTACCAGAGTTGATTAAGCTCGGCGTGGTTGGTTCGGTTGGTGGTGCTGCCTTTATGGGTCAAGACGGTTAACAACGTGTTCATGACGCACAATAAGCCGCTTTTCAGGGCGGTTGTTTAGTGCTCGCGTCCCAAACAAAACGGAAGAATGAATGGTAGATGCTGTCAGGGTGTTCGATCCGGGATTCCGGGTAACGGATGCAAATGGGACGCCGCAGAGCGGAGCGACAATTGAGTTCTACGACAGCGGCACTAGCGACAGCCGCGCCGTTTACACTGACAGTGGACTGGCCACATCAGCTGGCGCAATTGTTACGTGTGACTCGGGCGGTTATCCTTCTGTCAGTGATGTCAAAGCTCTGCTGTTCACTGGCTCGACAGCTTACAAAATCATCTGCAAGGACGCTGCGAACGTTACACTTTGGACGCATGATGCAATCAAAGGCGCTGTTGATACGTCGTCATTCCTGAGT